CGATTCTTTGCTAACAATGGCACGGCAAGGAAAGAAAAAGTTTCTAATCTGCCGTGAAACAAAAGAGAGTATGGAAGATTCAATCGTGGCTTTATACCAAAGCCGGATTGATAATTATGGATATTCTGAGTTTGTAGTTCAAAAGGATTACATTTACAACAAAGTAACCGGCTCAGAGTTCTATTTCGTAGGCTTGAACGCTACGAGAGAAGCCTTCATCCAAGCGATTAAATCTATTCCGGATATTGATGTTTGTTGCATAGAAGAAGCACAGAGCATCAGTAAAATGGCTATTGATGTTTTAATCCCAACGGTTAAAAGAAACGCCAAAGGCTCGAAGATAATTGCTATTTGGAATCCGTTATCAACTTTCGATCCGGTGTGGCAATTAGTAGAAAAACCGAGACCGAGAACTTATGTTCAAAACGTAAATTACCTTGATAACACTTTTTGTCCAGCTGAGACGATAGAGGAAGCCGAATACTGCCGGATAAATAACCCTGACGACTTCAAACATATTTGGCTTGGTTATCCGAAAAATATGGTTACAAACGCCGTTGTAAGTCATTGGTCGGATGCGAACATTTTACCGCTTCATTATCAACCGGAGGCTGATTTATACCTTACTTGCGATTTTAACGTCGCAACGATGGCGTGGGCGGTTGCTCACTATGAAGATGATGCTTTCTTCTATATTGATGAGATATGCGAGGAAAATATTTACACGGTTGATTGTATCAACATCTTTATTCAGCGATACCGGAAGCACAAAGGAAACTTTATTCTCTGTGGAGATGCAGCCGGAACTCACCGAAATACACAATCCAAAAAACATAATTACCGGATTATTTATGAAAGTCTTTCACGGGTATTCGGTAGCGATAGAATTACCAAAAAGTATAAGAAAAGCAATCCTCCTGTATTAAAACGGGTTGAATATTTCAATATGTTAGTCAAAGACAATCACGGGGAACGCCGGATTTATGTTGACGAAAAGAATTGTCCAAACATCATTCAAACGATGAACCTTTGGAAGTTTACGGAAGATGGGAAAAGCGTATATATTCCTACTCCGACAGATATATCAAACAATCAGCAAGAAAAATGGACACCGCACTTGGGTGATGCCGTTAGTTACTTGCCTCTCTGTGTTACTACAATAAACGATTATGAGTATTAAAAATGACGATTGAATTAACAGAAAACACCGAACAAATAGACAAAGAAAAAGCCGTTTCACAAGTTGTAAGCAACTTTAAGGCCTTTGACACTCAAAGACTGCCTCACAAGCAGATTATGAACTTGTTACGTCCTAAATTGTATTTATTGGGTGATGATACCTTGAAATACTATGAGAGAAAATCCGAAACAAAGGACGATTGGAAGTCAAAAGCTGAAACAAATGTTTTATACTCTTTGTCCGAAACTTTCAAAGCATTTTTGAAGGAAAATTCATACAAAGAATTAGACAATTTATTCGATGTTGATGGCGAAAACAATGAAGTAACTGAGCAAGCGAACATCCAAAAACAATTCCTTGTCAAAAAAGCCGAAGAAATGGGACTTTCAAAGACTTTTGATAAAGCTATCGAACACTTTATGTTATCCGGAGAAGTTAATTTATTTTGTAAATGGACTGAGCGTTATAAAATCATCAAACGTAACAAAGACCAATACGACGCTATTGTCAAAAAAGTAGATGCAAAATTCAAGCCTATAATCACTATTGAGGACGGTTTGCCTACTGAGAAATCAAGAGTTGAGATTCTATCGGAAGCAAATGAGAGAATGACTTTAAGAGTTCCGGAGTATATTGGAGCTGATGTTGAAGCAATCCATCCGATGAATATTGTATATGATAGTGCTGATTTAGATAATCCGCATTGTCTTTTTGTTATTAAGTCTTGGGAAAACCCTGAAAATGTAATAAACAATGACCTTTACGATATTGATGAGGAAACTAAAACCTTCTTAAAAACTACTGTAAAAGATAAAAAAGAGACTAATATTTTACCGGAAAATGTTAAATTTGAAGAAATTACGCAAGGTGATAAGGTCGAAGTCCTTAGTTTCTTTGGTGATGTTACAGTCGATGGAAAATTCTATCATAATTGGTCGGGAGCAATCGTCGGCAGAACTAAACTTATTTTATGGGAAGAAAACCGCTTCGGTGAAAGCCCAATCATTCACTATGCACCGCTTGAAATGCCTGAGAGCAGACGTGGAGTGCCGATTCTGTATTCTATTTACGGGATTGATAAAATACAAAATAAATTATTCAATGATGCGGTTGATATTTCATCTTTGAGAAAAAATAAACCTTGCAAAGCTCCTAAAGGATTTTTCAAGGAAAAAGACAATTCAGTTTATCCAGGTAAAATCACAGAATACGAAGCAGATGCCGAAGATCCGAGAGCAATTATCCAAGAAGTTTACGAAAACACTTTGGATCAATTCTTGATGAAGGAATTGGATGCACTTACAAGCCAAATCTCTGGTATTTTCCCGAATATGCAAGGCCAACAACAAGATATGAAGTCAACAGCAACGGAAATCAATGCTCAGGTTCAGGGACAGACTACACGGCTTCAATATAACATCGATGGATTGAATAAATATGGATTCATAAAAACTATTATTCGTGTCGCCGATTTATATGCTGATAATTCAACCGGAGACGAAACTTTCACGGTTCAAAATCAAGGAAAACTCGAAAAGCAAGTCATAACAGATGCAATCCGTCAACAGGATTATTCATATTCTTATAACGATAGAAGTGCATTAGTGAGACAAAAAGCCAACTTCCAACAGATTTTACAGCTTACTACACAAGCAATGCAAGATCCGGAACTTAGAGAAAATATAAATGTTCTTGAAATGTACAAAGAAGGTTTGTTGCTTAATGGCATTGTAAACATTGATAAATTGGTTTACAGCGATGAAGAAAAACAACAAAGAAAAATAGAAGTTCAACGAAAGGAAATGCAAGCTCAAATCCAACAATTACAAGTTGCTTTACAACAGGCTCAACAAGCCGGTGATGTAAACAAAGTCAATGAGATTCAAATGCAATTAAACCAAATAATGCAAAGTGCTAATAATATGCAACAAAATCCGGCTCAGATGCCACAACAAATGCAACAAGGAGGAGTTTAAATGCTCGAAGAAGTTTTAAATAAATTACTTTTCAGAAAAAGCATCGTTGAAAGCGAACACGGAAAAGAATTTGTCGATATGATGAGAGAATTTTGCGAGGATAAATCTACCAATCGCAATATATCAGCGGAGAGAATTGCCGGTATGCAAGAACTTATTGCGTATATCAGAAAAGCTCCGGATAGATATTTAGAAGTTCAAAAATAACCCAAAACCCAGTAAATAAAGCTCACTCACAAGGTGGGCTAATTTAGCATACAAAAAAGGAGAGAAAATGGACGGAAACGAAAGCACTTCCACCGAAGTTACACCTTCAAGCGAAAGTGTTGTTACACCTCAAATTGAGCCACAAGCCCAAGAGGAAACAACTACCGAAGTTAAGGAGACAGTCGGAGAAGAAACACAACCGCAAGTAGAAGCGGAAACCCAATCTCAGGATGAGGAAACTTTTTTAGGAACTTACAAAAGCAAAGAAGAAGCGGAAAAAGGAATCAAAGAGAAGGACGATTTTATCGCCCAAACTCGAGAAGAACTTAAAAAGCTGAAAGAGCAGTTAGAACCCAAAAAGGATTCCGTAGTCACAGAATCAGGAGAAATCGACCCACAAATTGTGAGAAGCCACGCAGTTGGTTTGTCTATGTGGGAGATAGGCCAATACAGAGGCCAAATGTACGGTTTAGATACTGAATCACAAGCAGAGGTAAACAAGCTCTTAAATGACTTCCAATCGAACGGAAACATTAAAGCGTTTGAAGATGCTAAAGCTTTTTTCAGTCCTTCATTTGTCGAGGAAATTTCAAGCCAAAAAACACAAAAAGCTATGAAAATTGAGCAAGAATTACTCAGCGAGCAAGAAAAATTTACCACTACTCAAAAAGGTAAATATTTTGAAACTTTGCCGGAGAATATCTCAAAATTCACTAATAAAGATAGCGAATTGTACAGCCCTTTGATAGAGCGTTATTTGAACGAAAACTATAAAAGAGTTACGGCCGATGAACTTGCCCCTCAATTTGCTGAATTGGAGCAAAAAATAATCAACAATTATTTAAAAACCAAAACAGCACAAGCACAGGCACAAAAGGACACATCTAAATTGCAAAGTACGCCTCCGTCTGGAAGCCCACCGGCTGAAACTAAATCCTTCACCGATGAGCAAATCAAAGCTATGTCTCCTGATGAGTACGAGAAAAATCGTCCTCTAATTCTCAAACAGTTAGCACAAACACCAGTACAAAAATAAAAAGGAGAATAAAAAATGGCAATAGATGTATTTAACCCCGAGGTATGGTCGAAAGAATTAAACCGTAACCTTTACAATTACACAGTTATGGAAGAATGTGTAAACCGCAATTATGAAGGCGAAGTAAAAAACGTCGGCGGTACAGTCCATATCAACCAAGTAGCAAAAATCAACACATCTTCATACACTACCGGTGGTGGAGTTGGAACTTATCAAACTTTAGACGGAAGCTCACAAGATTTAGTAATCGATCAACAAACTATTTTCAAATTTGTTGTAAATGACATCAACGCTTACCAAGCAAATGTAAATTTATTGGAGCAAGCTACTAATGAAGGTAAAACTTCTATCGGTTTGTCAAAAGACACTCACCTATTGGCGAGACGTGCTGATACTTTGGCCGGTAACGTAATCACGGGTGCGGCTGGAGCTGCAATCAACTTTACAAGTGCAACCGCTTATAATTTGGTTACTCAAATGAGAACTAAATTGGCGAGAGCGAACTCTTTGACTAAGCAAAACAAAGGTAAAGATGGTAAACGCCCTTGGTTAATCGTACCTCCTGAAATCTTGGAAAGAATTGTTAATGCTCCGGAAGTAATCCACTCAACAGCACTCGGCGACGAAGTTGTGAGAAAAGGTGCAGTATATTCACTTTCTTTCTTCGATATTTTGGAAAGTACAAATATGCAAGTTGACGGAAGCGGAAACTTCACAATTTTTGCCGGAACAAACGAAGCTATCACTTACGCAGAGCAAATCACTAAGATTGAAGCGTTAAGAGATAAAGACGAGTTCGGCGACTTTGTAAGAGGTCTTTACACTTACGGTTCAAAAACCGTTCAACCGGCGGCTCTATGCACAATGCTAGTAAAAGCAGCTTAATTTAATTATCAGTTTACTAATGGGGCGGAATATAACGTCCGCCTCATTTTTTTAAA